TTTCACTATGTCCTACTAGAAGGACTCGTCGCATATCCATTGATTGAACAATTTATGTCAATCGACTCGTTTTACTTTATCGGAAAAGATCCAATTATTGGTGTCCCCAAACTAATCGATTCCCTGCCCGTCAACGCAGAACAGTTCGTAACTATAGACTGGTCATCTTTTGATTCATCAGTCCAACCTTACGAGATAGAACTGGCTTTCAGCCTTATTCGTTCTATGCTTATTTTTCCAGATTTGGAATCTCGCCTTGTTTTCGAATACACAGCAGCTTTATTTTGCGAACGCAAATTAGCTTCTCCAGACGGACGACTTTTCATGAGGAAAGGTGGTATACCATCCGGTTCCTACTACACTCACCTTATTGATTCTGTCATTAACTGGATTCGTATTAAGTATTTATTCAAACTCCACAAAATTCAAATCGCCTCGATCCACACTCATGGTGATGATGCTTTAGTCGTACCAGTCGGTCGTATTTACGACTTTGACTCCCTCGTCGACAAAGGACTCGAATTGGGCTGGATTATCAAGAAGGAAAAATCTCGTTTATGCTGCGAACGCTACCTAATCGAATTTCTCGGAAGATACTCCCATGGACGTGAAAATGCTCGTGACACAATGAAAACGTTACGTTTACTTTTATATCCCGAATACCCGGTTGTAAATCCTCGTATATCACTCGCACGCATCAAATCCATTGATGAAGACTCTGGTTATCGTGTCCCTTACTTACCTAATCTCGTATGTGCAATGCACTCTCGTTATGGTTCTGACACTCCCGAGCTCCCCATCCATTTTCGTCGATTCAATTTGACTGAATTATTTACCACTCCACTAGGAATTTAATTTATTTGTTATCTGTTTGTGAACTACATCACTCTTAATTTGTATCTTAACAGTTTACTTAGAATATTTTAGTTATAATTTATTAACTCTATTCTTTTAATTAACAATTCTTAAATAATTGTCTGTTTTGATTGTGCTCTAACGTTTGTTAGATGACACACTTATTTGTATGTGTTTAGAATCAACTAAACCTCAAATTAGTCCAGGTTATCCAATCCTGACCAAAACTTCTCGAAGCGCACGTGTTTCCTTAGAAACACGTACTACTTCATATAGG